CGTAGCCCTCGTCGGCGTCGATGTCATACCCCGAGAGCTTGTACCAGACCGTGGCGCCCTCGATGGGGACACCACCGATGGAGTCGTTGATCACCGCGCGCACGCGGCACGTGGGCAGCGAGCCGGCCAGCAGTGCGTCCAGTGCCGAGGAGGTGACGGCCATGGGCCTACCTCGCTGCGATCAGGTGCAGATCGGCAGTGGGTGCGTCGGGCACCACGCAGGTGGTGCGGAAGGTGCGGCCCAGCGCCATGATCCGCACGTTGTACTGCGAGCCGTTCTCGCCGAAGCCGTTGGGCCAGAGGTCGGCGAAGCACTCGCCGTTCTCGTCGGTGGTGCAGACGATGTTGCCCGGGGCCACGTACCCATTCGAGATGTCGTACTGGTCGAGCTTGTAGGTGACCGTGGCCTTGGGCACGGGGTTGCCGCCCACGGAGTCGAGCACGGTGGCGCGGACGTGGCAGGTGGGCAGCATTCAGATGCCCCCGTAGGCCACCACGCCCGTGCCGAACTCGTTGCGGCTCTGCTCGCCCTTGCAGCGGAAGCAGTAGGCCTCGAAGCGATTCCGGGCGTCGGCTGCAGCCGTCTTGTCGTAGGTCTGCGAGTCCTGCTTCAGGTACGCCAGCGCCTTGGCGCCGTCGAGCAGGAACAGGTGGTGCACCTCGTCGATTTCAAGCTCGTCGTCATCGCCGTCCGAGAGCGTGGCCGGCAGGCGCAGCACCGTGAGTTCCAGCGGGTCCGCGATGCTGGGGACCGGGTAGGCGCGCAGGAAGCCCTTCTTCTCGCTGTCGATCAGCACGTTGGTCGGGCCGCTGCGCGAGTCGAAGTAGCCGTACTCGCTCCTGAACTGCGTGAAGCTCATGACCGCGACGCTGCGCCCGATGCTCTGGTTGTCGCTGTTCAGCCGGCGCACGCCGCGAATCTTCAGGATGCGCGGGTCACGCACGTACCACTCCTGTCCGACCCCGAACTCGTCGACCACGAGGGCCAGATCAAGGATGTCCGGAATGCCCTCGGTCAGCCTGCAGAAGGTTTTCTGCGCGCTGTCCACGTAGGTGTAAAGCTCCGTGTCGGTCCACAGCGGGGGGTCGGCAAAGTCGTCGAGGTCGTCACGCAGACGATCCACAAGCTCTGCCGAGTTCATGGTTCAACCTGCCTTGAAGCTCGCCCATGCGTCGTCGCGCTCGGCGGCGGTGACCTTGAAGCCGACCGCCGTGCTGGTGTCCTTCACGCTGGGGATGTCGTCGGCGCTGCGCCCGTCCAGCACCATCTGCTCGAAGGCCTTGTGCATGGCGGATTCGCGCTCGTCCTCGTCGGTCGGCGCACCCGGCTCGGCGGGGCCGTTGCTGGTTTCCTCCTCGCCGCGCTTGTACGGGCCTTCTTCCCCGGACGGCGTGATGGTGGCGGTGCGGCCTTGGATCGGCGAGCCCTCGAAGGTCATGTCACCCTCGACGGTGAACGAGTCCAGCGTCAGGCCGATCACGGTGCCCTCGATGGGCATCTTGGGCGGCTCGAAATTGAGCCGGGCGTGGTCGCCGGTCTTCACCTTGCCCATGACGCTGCTGTCCACGACGCAGACAATCGGGCTGGTGTTGGACGACGAGACCAGCGGCACGTCGAACGGCTCCTCGGGGTCCGGGGCTTCGGTCTCCTCGCCGCCCCGGTACTCGATTTCCTGCCGCATGAACTCGGGTGCGAACTCGGGGCGGTCCTTGATGAAGTTGATGCAGGCACCCTGCACGCTGTTGATGGATACGTTGCGGGTCATCACGAAATAGGGCACGGCGTTTCTCCTTGCAAAAACGGGGGCACGAAGGCCCCCGAAAAGTCGACGGCAGGCGATTTCAGTTCGGCTGGTTTTCGTTCGCGCGGTCCACGACGTAGTACGACGCGCAGAAGGCGAAGCGCCCCACGGTGGGCACGCCCGTGCCCGCGAACGTGAAGCGGATGTCCTCGCCCACGCCCCGGTAGCCCGTGAGGGTCAGCAGCGTCTTGGCCACGGCCTTCAGGTCGGTCGCAGCCAGATAGCGTGCCGGTGCGTTCACGTCGCCGATGGCCAGCGTGTGGGTGGTGGCGTCGGACGCCACCTCGACGTTCAGGTGACCGCCGACCAGCACCGCGTTCGGCGGCAGCGGCACGGCGTCCGCGACGAGCGCGCCGCCAGCCGACAGCGCCTGCCACGCACCTGCCGTGGTCCAGAACGAGTCCTTGGCGAGGTCGATCACCGCCTCGGCCACGAGCAGCCACTGGCGACCGTTGATGTTCTTGATGAGTGCCATGGTGGTGCTCCTTATTCGGCGAGGTAGCAAACGATGACGCCGAAGTCCTCGTTCGTGTCCTGCTCGTACATGGTCGAGAAGACAGGCTTCTTGAAGCCCATGATCTTGCCGTAGCTCAGGCCCTGTTGGTTCGAGTAGTCGAAGCCTTCCTCGTCCCAGTACGCGGTGCCGAGGTCACCCATGCCCATCGCCTGCGCGCCGCAGAAGAGGGCGTAGCAACCCTCGACCGTGCCGGTGGCGCCGAACTTCGAGCCCGGGGGCAGGCCGTTCGTGTTGGGCACGTAGATGAACTCGTGGATGGCCACGCCGTCCACTTCGGGCACCTTGCCGGTGAACAGGCCGTTGTTGGAGCCCGACGCTGCGGCATGCCGCAAGGCTTCCAGATAAAGCGGGTCCTTCTTCAGGCTGACGATGCCCATCGGCGTGACGAACAGGTGGTAGGTGCCGTTCGGGCCACCGACCGGGCGGATGCGGCGCGTCTTGGCATAGGCCTTGAGCGCGATCACCGTGTTCCACGTGAGCTTGTCGCCGGCAGCGACCGCGTTGGTCGCGGCGCCCGGGATCAGCACGCCTGCGGTGTTGTCCCAGCGCACGCGGCGCTTGGCGGTCGGGGGCGTGACGTCCGAGGCGAACTCGAGAAATGGCAGGTCGCCATTGCCCGGAGGACGTGCGCTGCCGTCATAGTTCTTCGCGTAGCTGATGCCGGCCAGCGTGAGAAACGCCATCTGGTCGGTGCGGTCCGCGAGCCAGTAGCTGAGCGCGTTCTTGGCATTCCCACGGAATTCCACGACCGACTTCTGGTTGGCCATACGGCCTTCGTGACGGACAGCGTGGCGCAACTGGTCCAGCCGGATCAACTGGTCGAAGCTGGACATCGCTTCTTCGTTGCCTTCCAGCGTGCGGTCCCCGGCAACGCCGTCCTTCTTGAGGTCGGCGATCAGGGTGATCACGCAGCGCGTGCCCTTCTCGTCCTTCCGCAACTCGGAAATCCGCTGGATCATCGAATCCGGCGAGTCACCGAGGAAGTTGTTGACGAACGCATAGGTGCGGCCCTGACGCCATACTTTCCGAGCCCAGATGGTCTTCTCGTAGGTGGTCAGTCGGGAAAAATTGGTGAGCATGGCGCTCTCCTCGCGGAATGGGGGGTCCGGTGCCTTGCGGCTGCGCTCGTCGTGATGTCGCTACGACCTGCGAGGTCGGCACGTGTCGTGTGCCCTACGAATTCGCGGAAGTGTATCTCCAAAAACAGGAAAGCGCCCGTCGCAGTTACGCTTGGGCGCTCACAGGGGCCGGGCCCCCTTTGCCAACTTGCGGGGATGAGACCCTCAAGCCAGACCGCTATCTTAGCGGTCCGCGTCTTCCTCGACAACCCGGAAGTCCCCACCCATCTCGGCCAGTTCCTCGTCGGTGAGGCTGTCGAACTCCTTGTCGCTCATCTTCATCACGTCGCGCGCGGTCTTCTTGCGGCCCAGCTTGTCGTTGTCGAGCCCGACCTTCTCGGTCGTCGGCGGCTGCTTCGTGACGGTCTTCAGCGCCTTGTCCACGGCGTTCTCCTTGCGCGTGGCCTTGATCGCCTCGTCCGTCACCCTCGGCTTCACCTCCGCTGCCTGCTGCTGGGTCACGTTGTCGGCGCCGAGCTTCAGGCGCACAGCAGCCTGCATCGCGTCGGTGGCGGTGTAGCCGTAGTGCTGGTGCATGCGCGTCAATTCGAGCACCGCGTCCATGGTCTTCTGGTCGTAGTCCTCGTGGCCCGGCTGGAGCACCGGGTACGCCGCCTCGATGCGCTCGCGCGCGATGTCGAATCTCGTACTTTCAATCGCCTCGCTGCGCGCAATCGACACCGCGATGGTGGTCTTCTTGTCGCCCAGTTCGCGCTCCTTGGCGCGCAACTGGCGGGCCAAGCCCCGGGCTTCTTCCTTCTCGCCGTTGATCACCGCGTCGTCGTACTTGTCCTGCAGCCCCTCGACCTCGGTCTCCAGCGCCGTGATTTCGTTGTTGGTCTGGACGATCTTCTGGCCACCCTGCGCGTTGGCCAAGGCGCGCACCGCCTCGTCGCGCTCCTCGCGCACCTTGTTGAGGATCGCCTCGTGCCGGTCGATGGGGATGATGCCCTTGCCCGTGTGCGCCGCCGCATCGGCCTCGGCCCGGTTGGCCACCTCGTCGGCGTCGGCGAGCGTCTGCGGCTCCTTCTTCGCCTCGGGCTCCTCTTTCGCCTTCGGCTCGCGCTGCCGCTCCACGGGCGACTTCTCGATCACCTTGGGCTTGCGCGAGGGCATCTCGTTCTCTTCGTCGACCTCGGGCTCCTCTTCCGTGCTGACGAACTTCGAGCCGTCATCGTCGGACGTGTCCTCCTTGTCGAGCACGCTCTCGTCGAACTGCTCCTCCATGTGAGCCACATCCTGCGGCGGAGCTTTCCCGCCACCCCCTGCTCCGGGCGTGGGGCCGAGGTACCCGTGCGTTGCCAAAAACCTCTTCATGAACATGTTTTACTCCTGCCGTTTGGAACCACTCAAAGCAGCAGCGGCCTGCTGCTGCGCCTGCTTCACCTGATCCTGCTTGAGCTTCTGGGCTTCGGTCTGCGCCTTCAGCGCGAGTTCGTCGTCCGCGCGCTTCTGGTTCTGGACCTCCATCTGCTGGTCGAACGCCATCTCGCGCTCCTTCTGGTCGATGTCCGCCGACTTGCCCTGCGCGTTCACCTGCACCTGCGCCGCCTTGGACGGATCGGCTGCGGGCTTGGCTTCCGGGGGCGGCGGATTCAGGATTTCCTGCGTCTTGGCCTGCCGCAGGCCCGCATCGGCGCCCTCGTTGGCCGCGTCGTTCTCGGCCTTCTTGACCGTGGCTTCCTCCATGCGGTCCTTGCGCTGCTTGGAGGCCTGTGCCTCGGGGGATTCGGCCTGCGCGCGGGATTTCCGGATCAGTTCGCCCTTGTTGCGCAGCCGGCTCGACATGATCAGCGTCTCGTCGTCGATCATCTGCACGCCCTGCTGGCGCAGCGCCAGCGCCTGCTCGAATTCAGCGTCCTGCAGCGATTCGCGCTCCGGCACGCTGGTGACCACCACACCGTATTCACCGAGTGTCAGGTCGTTCACGATCCGGCCCGCAGCGGCTTGGTTGATGGCGAAGCTCTCCTGCTCGTTGGTGGTGGAGTCCTTGGTGATGTACATGATGCGTTCCTCCGTATAGAAGGTCTGCACGCACTCCAGCATGTTGCGGGCGATGATCTTGTCGGTGAGCTTGAGGTTGTCCAGATCGACCGCCAGCCCGGCCTGCCCGGACTGCTTGTTCTTGTCGATGGCCTTCGCGGCCACGTCCTCGCGCACGAAGCCGGTCATGCCGTCGTTGATCCCGCTGATGCTCTTGATGTTGTTCTCGGCCTTGTCGCTCACCCGGTCCAGCCCCTGCGGGACCTGATTCGGCGTGATCTTCTCGATGTTCTTGATGTCGTCCTTCACTTCGATCACGATGCCGGTCTGCGCGCCCTGCTCCCGGAGTTCGTCCGGGGTCATGTTGCTGAGCTTGCCGGCCACCACCTTGTAGCCGCTGTTGGCGGTGGTGTTGATCACGTGAAGCTCTTGGCTCGACACCTTGTTCAGGATGTCCTGCGGGTTCAGCAGGTCCTCCACCGTCCCGGACGCCACGCCGTGCGCGAACAGCGGGAAGTAGGGGATCACCGTGAAGTGGTTGTAGGGCGACCACTCGTCGAACAGCACCACGTCGTCCGCGACCACGGCCCAGCGGATGCGGCGCACGAGCTTGTTGATCACGTTGAAGCCGGTCATCTTCATGAAGGCCGCAATCCTGTTGCGGTCCCAGTCCACCGGCACCTGCCGCGTGTCGCCCATGGCGCTGACGAAGTGCTCCTGCTTGTCGAGCTTGCGGTACTGGTGATCCAAGGTCCGGATGTTGCGCCACCAGTTCCTGCCGTCCTTCGGGTTGTTGGCGGTCCAGTTCGCGTCGCTCCCGGACATGTCGCCGAAGCGCATGCGCACGTAGTCGATGCTGTCCTGCCCGAAGTAGTAGCTGGTGTCCCGGTTCTCGAGTTTTTTCGCCTTCGCCTCGCTGTACAGCACCGCGATGTCGTTGTACGTCTGCCACTTGGCAATCGTCACGTCGTTCCAGCCGTCGGGGTCGTAGGACTCGGCGTCGCCGTCGATCACCACGTTCTTCGGATTCAGCAGGCTGAAGCGGACCTCGCCCTGCATGTTGTCGTCGAACGCCATGCGCATGTCGAGGAAGCCCCGGGAGGTGACCTGACCGTCGAGGAACATGGCGGTGCGCAGCCGTGAGAGCGAATTGTTGTCGCTGATCTGCTTGGCGACCTTGGTCAGGATGTTGGCGGTCTCGTCGGCGGCGTCCGACGAGCGCGGCACGAAGTCGTACTCCACGCGGTTGAAAATCTGCTCGCTCAGGACGACCTTGATGGTCGGCTTGATCTTGTTGACCGTCATGGCAGGCCGGCGCTGCTCCTTCAGGCGCTGCAAGTCCGCCTTGCTCCACTGGTGCCCGAACAGGTAGCGCCAGCACAGGTCGGCCTTGGTGCAGTAGTCGTCGTGCCCGTTGTCGGTCTTCTGCCGGAAGCGGTCCCAGACCATGCGCGGGATGCCGTCCATGCTCTCTGTGCTCATGACCATTTGCCCTGCTCCTATGCCGCCATGGCGGATACCTCGTTGTCAGTACCGGCCTTGGCGATGTCGTCCTGCCAAGATTTCCGGGCCTTCCTGCGTGCCGGCTGCGGGCACTGCTTGCCGACCATCACGTGCGCCACCCATGCGCCCGCGTCCACCACGTCGTCGTGAACCCCTGCGGGGAACCTCAAAAGCTCGCCGCGCGCCTGTTCATACCAGCCGCCGTTGGTCCACGCGAGTTTGCCAGCCTGCATGCGCGCCTGCAACGCGCGCGCCCGGACCGTCTTGTCGGTGAGCGGCTGCAGGGGCTCCACGCTGACGTACCGGGGGCTCAGGCCCTTGGCCACGCGCTCCTCCATGCGCTTCTTGAACACGGCGGAAAGCGCCTTCCAGATTTGCCCGTCCTCCACGCCCATCACGATGGACGGCGAGTCGTGCCGTTTCGCCATGTCCAGCATCTCGTTGACGATCCGGTAGGTGTCCTGCGACTTGAACCTGCGCACCTCCATCACGTGCGCCACGTCGAACTCGTCGAGGTAGCACGTCATGCCCACGGTCCAGTCGTTGTTGCGCTTTTCGCTGATGGCGAAGTCCCACGCCTGAAACACGTAGCAGCGTTGTAGCTGAGACCCCGGGCCCATCAGGAACATGTCCTTGGTGAAGTAGCTGCCGTCCAGCGGCACCGGGTTCTGCTGGTAGAGCGCGCTCCACCATCGCCCATCGGACCCATCCATGCGCCGGTTCTGGCGCCGGATGCGATTGAGCTTCTTCAGGTCATAACGGGCTGCGTGCAGCGCCTCGCCGCGACGGCGCAGCAGTCGCCCCCGGTTGTGTTCCGGGCACTCCTGCACGATTTCGCGGGTGTCCTCGTCCAGCCACTCGTCGTTCTCGGCGATGGCGGGGTACTTCACCACGTCGAAGTAGTCCACGTCCTCGTCGACCTCCTCCTCGTTCTCCTCGGCCATCTTCCGGGCCTCGGCCATCAGCGCCTGCACCTTTCCGGCGAGGTCGTCGTCGTGCCACCACGTCTGGATGATGAGCACCCCGCCGCCCGGGGCAAGCCGCGTGTACGCCACCGACAGGTACCAGTCCCAGACCTTTTCGCGGTGGTCGAAGGAGTCGGCCTCCTCGGCATTCTTGATCGGGTCGTCGATCAGCAGGATGTGGGCGCCACGGCCCGTGATCCCGCCGCCGACGCCGGCAGCGAGGTAGCCACCGGGCTCGTTCAGCAGGCCCCACGCCTCCACGGACTTGTTGTTGGGGTCCAGTTCGGAGCCGAAGATGACCTTGTACGCGGGGTCTTCCAGCGTTTGCTGGACCCGGCGCGAAAAGGTCATCGCCAGCGGCAGGGAGTAGCTGCAGGCGATGAATTCGTGGTCCGGGTGCTTGCCAAGGTGCCACGCGGGGAACATGCGCGAGGCCAGTTCCGACTTTCCATGCCGGGGCGGCATCAGGATCATGAGCCGGGGGCTTTTTCCATCCGCCACGTCCTGCGAGAACTTCTCCAAGCGCTCGGCGATGTCGTCGTGGACCCAGCCGTTCAGGTAGCGGGGGTTCATGCGCTTGATGAAGGGCATGAGCTTGCGCTTGGACAGGATGCGCTCGGCGAATTCCCTCTGGGCCGCGATCAGCTTTTTGCTCGTGGGCGCGGGTGCGTGGGGCTTCGGGGCCGCGCGCTTGCGGGCCGGGTGCTTTGCGGCGGCTTTTTTGGCCGGCGCGCTACTTTTCTTCGTCGCTGTGCTCTTCGTCATGGACCACAGCGTCCTCGATCACGTCACGCAAATCGTTCTGCAAGCCCTCGGAGGGCGTCTCGTCCAGCAATTTGGCCAGTTCCTCGTTGCTCATCACGGAGAGGTCACGGGAGCGCCCGTTTCCGCTGATCGTGATGTCCACCTTGCGCTTGACCGGCTCGTAGTAGCCCAGCATCTTGGCCGCTTCACGGGTGGCCGAGACCATGGCATGGGGGTCGCAGATCAGCTTGCCCATGTCGTAGGCCTCGGCGAACTGGGCCATGACCTTGGCGCGGGACATGCCGCTGGCGATTTCGTACTTCGCCTTCTCTTCCTCGTATCGGGCGATGACGTTGGCTTGGCGCGCGAACCTGTAGCCGATATTGGGGTGTTCATAACCAGCACGGATGGCGGCGGTCGCAATGGATTCGCCCTTGGCCCATTCGCGCACGAAGAGAAGCTGCTTCTCGTTCAGGGGCTTGGCCGGGTCGTACTCCACCGGGTCCATCGTGTAGTCGGCACGAAGCGACGGAAGTATGGGGCTCGCAATGACCTTGCGCGCCTTTTTCGGGCGCGTGTCGAGGACTTGAAGGGCTCTGGGCATCGGGCGAAGTGTAAAGGGGCTTGGCGGGAAATGCTCATAGCACGAAACATGAAATTCGTGCGGAAAATTTTTTATATTTTCGCTCCACATCTGGGCTCAAGCATCTCCTCCCGGAACGCGGAAACCGGACCCCCGGTTCGGATTCACCTAGCGCCCGGAAAAGGAGTCTCTTAACAAATCAACCCGGATACCCGCAGCCTCGCTTCGCTCGGCTGCGTCGTCCGTTGTCTGTAGATGCGTGTCGCTTGTTCATATATGCGCGCACATCACACACCCCGCTAGATCACACAGCCTCCTTCGTCGGCTGTGTCGGCAGTGGTTGGTAGCAGCAAGCCTTGGCGTTCAAGGCCCTGCCCCTAGTAACAAGGACTATCTCACCATGACCTCCATGACCATGACCAAAGCACAACTCGTTGACGAAAACAAGAAGCTGCGCGATCACTACGACGCTGACGTCGCCAAGGCAGTCGCTGACGCGACTGCCGTGGCGACTGCGCGGATCGCCGAGCTTGAGGCCAAGCTCGACATCGCGCGCGAGAAGTACGTCGTGATGCGCGACATCATCCGCGAACTGCGCGCTCCGCGCGCAGTCTCGCGTCCGATGACCGACGCGCAGGTTCGCTACGCGCAGCGCGCGGCCGAAGGCCGCGCTCTGCACGAAGCGAACAGCAAGCGCTACCGCACGATGGTCGCTGCGTACGTCGCAGCGCACCCCGGCGTTCCGTACACCATGCCTCAGGTTGAGGCTTGGTATGCACAGCCGGCCCCGGTCGACTGTGAGTGACAGTTTCTGCGCAGCCTCCTTCGTCGGCTGCGTCGTCCCTTGTTTGTAGGGGTGGGGAGATTCGCTCTCCGCCCCATTTGTTTAAGCCTCAATTATTCAACCGTAGTACATATTATGAACACCGCAAAAAACACCACCGCCCGTAAGACCGCATCGCAACGCGCTCAGGAAAAAGTTCTCAATGGCCACGATGCGTCGGTCGAAGATGCGCGTGTGAAGGACAGCGAGCCGAGCGGTACGCAGTACGCATATCAGGCGTATTGCGAAGCACTCGGCGTGAAGCAGACGCCGGCCATCACGTTCAAGAACTGCATCGCAGGTTTCTTGGGCAGCATCGTGGCAATGGTCTTCGGGTACGCCGTGGGCATGACCATCGTGGACCTTCTGGCCTACGGCATCTTCCTGCTCACCGGCTGGGCGTACCTTGCGCTCGCCGTCTACATCGTCGGAATGGTCCTGACGATGGTCACTGCGGTCTATGCAGGTGGCAAGGTTGCCGCATACATCGGGACCGGTGCGTACACCAAGGACATGGAACGCGCTGGCGCTTGGATCAAGTCCAAGTTCAGCTTCGGCAAGTCCGAGACGGTCGCAGCCTAATCATCAACCGAGCGTTATTCCAAAAAGGGATAACGCTCCACTAACTTAGACAGGGTATTAACCATGTTCAGCGCAGGGCTTTTTGTCGCACTCGGTCTCACCTTTATCTGGTTCAAGTTGGACTGGAAATGGAGGCTGATCCTCAACTCCAACCCCGTGAAGATCGACATCATCGTCTTCATAGTTTTATACGCACTGCACGCCGGTACATACACTGGTGGTATGGCGGCAACCATCGGTGCGCTCATGTGCAGCGGCATGCTCAGCCTCGCTCGTTGGGCGTATGGCTACAACGTCAAGGATGGCAAGGTCAAGGTCTACGTGCCCGGCAAGATGACGATCAAGGGAGTGAACGCATGACCCGCTA